GATGGCTCGTGCCGTCGATGGTGAAGCGTTCTCGCTGATGACCAGCAACCCGAAGCTGCCGACTTCGATCCAGCTCGATCTCCGATTGATCGAGGCGGACCAGGTTGCCACGCCGGCCTTCAACCCTGCGGTCACCAGCAGCGTCGATGGCATCGTCTTCGATTCCCACGGCAACCCAGTCGAGTATCACGTCCTGCGTCATCACCCCGGCGAGATGAACGCACGCGGCGCGATTGATTACGACCGGATCCCCGCCGCCTCGATGGTTCATTGGTACCGTGCCGACCGGCCGGGACAGGCTCGTGGCGTTCCCGACATCACACCCGCTCTGCCGCTGTTCGCACAGTTGCGTCGGTTCACGCTCGCCGTTCTCGCCGCGGCCGAAACCGCAGCCGATTTCGCCGGCATCCTCTACACCGATGCGCCCGCCGGCGGCGAAGCGGAATCGGCCGAACCGTTCGAGCCGATTGAACTCGAAAAACGCATGCTGCTAACCATGCCCGGCGGCTGGAAGATGAGCCAGCTCGAAGCGGAGCAGCCCGCGACAACCTATGCGGAGTTCAAGAAAGAAATCCTCAACGAGATCGCCCGCTGTTTGAACATGCCGTTCAACATCGCTGCGGGCAACTCGGCAGGCTACAACTACGCCTCCGGCCGACTCGACCACCAAACCTACTTCAAATCGATCCGCGTCGACCAGGCACATGCCGAGTCCGTGGTGCTCGATCGCATTCTCGCCGCTTGGTTCGACGAAGCCTCTCTCATCCCGGGCCTGCTGCCCGATGGCCTTGGCGCCTTTGTGAACTGGTCCCACCAGTGGTTCTGGGACGGTCACGAGCATGTCGATCCTGCCAAAGAAGCAAACGCACAAGCGACGCGGCTAGCCAGTCACACCACGACGTTGGCTGACGAGTACGCCCGCCGCGGCCAGGACTGGGAATCACAACTCCGCCAGCGTGCCAAGGAGATGGAACTGATGCGGGAGTTGGGTCTTTCGCTCGAGGGAACAGACACGGCAGCCGTCGAGGACGAGGAGGAGGAAGCCAATGTCTGATCAGCTCACCGAACAAGCGTGCCCGGCCGACAGCGAACGCCGGTTGCAGTTCACCGCCTGTAGCGATCTGGAGATCGTCGCCGCGGCCGAAGATGAAGCGGCCAGTTCGCTGCCTCGTTTCCGCATGGTCGCCTACACCGGCGGACCGATGCGAATCGCCGGTTGGCGTTACCCGCTGGTGATCGATCTCGCCGGGCTGTCGGTACCGTCGCAGTCGCGGCCGATCCGGTTCGCCCACGACGCGCTATCGGGTGTCGGCCACACCGATGCGATCCGCGTGGAAGACGGCCAACTCATCGCAGCCGGCCTGATCTCACGCGACACCCCGGCCGCACGCGAAGTCGTCGCTTCGGCAAAGAACGGCTTTCCCTGGCAAGCCTCGGTCGGGGCGAGCGTCGACGACCTCGAATTCATCAAGCCAGATCAGACGGCGCTGGTCAACGGCAAGCAATTCAGCGGACCGCTGAACGTCGTGCGTCGTTCTACGCTCGGTGAAATCAGTTTTGTGGACCTTGGAGCGGACGGAGCCACCAGCGCCAGCGTTTCCGCCAGTCATTCGAGCCTCGAAGGAGAACCAAACGTGGCAGACGAAAACCAGACGGCGGACGCCGAAGAAACCGACACCGATGGCACTGAAACCACGGAGACGGAAGTGACCGGCTCGGCTCCGTCCCAGACTCCCGAAACGGTCACCGCATCGGCAGCGGACTCGGTCGCCGAGATCCGAGCCGCGGCAGCTGCGGAACTGGAGCGGATCGCCCAGGTGCGAAACATCTGCAACGGTCGCCATGGGCAGATTGAGGCCCAGGCGATCCGTGAGGGCTGGGATGCGCAGCGGACGGAACTGGAAGTGCTGCGAAACGCCCGGCCTAGCACTCCCGCCATTCACGCGGCCGACAACACCGTCACCGGCACCGTGCTCGAAGCAGCCTGCTTGATGACCGCGAAGCTCGACGGTCTCGATTCGATGTTCGAGGATCAGACGCTCGAAGCGGCATCGCGGCGGTTCCGCGGCGGCATTGGACTTCAGGAACTGATCTTGGAAGCCGCCTGGGCCAACGGCTATTCGGGCCGCAACTTCCGCAACAGCCGTGAAGCGATGCAGGCCGCCTTCGGCAGTTCGATCGAAGCCGGCTGGTCGGGCATCGACATCGGCGGCATTCTCTCCAACGTCGCCAACAAGTTTCTGCTGGACGGCTTCTTCTCGGTCGAACGCACCTGGCGAAACATCTGCGCGACGCGAAACGTCAGCGATTTCAAGACCGTCACCAGCTATCGGCTGGTTGGCAAAGACCAATATGAACGCGTCGCACCCGGTGGCGAGCTAAAACACGGAACGCTCGGCGAAGAGCAATACAGCAACAAAGCCGACACCTACGGCTTGATGCTCTCGGTCGACCGGACGGACATCATCAATGATGACCTGGGTGCGATCACCGCCGTGCCTCGCAAGCTCGGTCGCGGCTCGGGTCTGAAGATCAACGACGTGTTCTGGTCAACCTTCCTGGCCAACAGCGACTTCTTCAAAGCCGCCAACAACAACTTCCTGTCCGGCGCGACCACGGCGCTCTCGATCGATGGTTTGACGGCTGCCGAGGTCGCCTTCATGGACCAGGTCGACGGCGACGGCAAGCCGATCGGCATCATGCCGTCATTGATGTTGGTTCCCACGGCACTCTCGGCTGTTGGATCGCAGTTGTTCAAGTCGCTGGAACTTCGCGACACCACCGCGAGCACCAAGTATCCGGTCACCAACCCGCACCAGGGCAAGTTCCGGGTCGAAGTCAGCCGGTATCTGTCCAATGCCGCCTACACGGGCAATTCATCGAAAGCTTGGTACCTGCTGGCCGACCCGAACGACCTGCCTGTGATCGAGGTCGCGTTCCTCAACGGCCAGGAGTCGCCAACGATCGAAACGGCCGATGCAGACTTCAACGTCCTTGGTGTCCAGATGCGTGGCTATCACGACTTCGGATGTGCCATGCAAGATCCACGAGGCGGGGTGAAGAACAAGGGCGAGGCGTAAGCGTCGTCCGTTTCCTAATCCGCTTCTCCATTCATTCGTTAGGACAGATTCATGCAAGCTACTTTCGTGCAGCAGGGCGACGGCATCGATTTTGTTGCCGGGGCCGATGTCAATCGCGGTGACGTGGTCGTCCAGGGAGACCTCGTCGGCATCGCAACGGCGGACGTGGCCAACGGTGCCACCGGCACGATCACGGTCGAGGGTGTCTTCGACGTCGTGAAAGACTCGTCGATTTCGATCTCCGCTGGTGCCAAGGTCTACTGGGACGCCGTCAATTCCCAGGCGGTCACTACGGCGACCGGCAACAAACTGATCGGCAAGGCCGTCGAGGCTGCCGGCAGCGGTGCGACCTTGGTCCGCGTTCGACTCAGCCAGTGAAAGGGTGTGACCGCGATGCGTAGTGCGAGTCTCCTTGGCGTGTTGCTTCTGCTGATCGCCGGCTGCACCGAGCCGCCGGTCGACGTGCGACCGCTTCCGGTTCCCGAGCCCGAGCAGCCCGCGGCGAACCTGCCGACGGCGCTGCACCAACGGAACTGGACCGGGTCGCTCGGCCAAGGCAGCTGCGTGCACGCATCGCTGGTCAATCATCTGCGCTGGCTCAATCAGTACGAACTCGGCGAACGTTGGCGGGCGACCTACAGCAACGGCGAGTGGGACTCGCGTCTGCGGGATCGGCTCGACGCTGCCGACATCGACTACAGCTACACGCTCAAGGCGGATCCTCGGTTTCTCGATTGGGCAAGTCGAACACGGCGAGGCGCGATCCTGTGGTGGAAGCCGGCCCATTGCTGCACGTTCGTTGGCTGGGTCAATCGTGACGGCAAACAGTACGCCGCGGTCCTCGACAACAACTATCCGGGACGATTCGAGCTGACGCCGCGAGAACAGTTTATTCGCTTGTGGGCCGGCTACGGAGGCTTCGCCCTGTCGGTACTGAACGACCCATCCAGTTCGCTGCCCTACCGCAGCTATGAGGTGATTCAATGAGGGATGAGATTCGAATCCGAT